GGGCAGATTGTGGGGCAGATTGTGGGGCAGATTGTGGGGCAGATTGTGGGGCAGATTGTGGGGCAGATTGTGGGGCATTAAATAGACAAGACAAGACTAGACAAGACAAGACAGAGAATAAAAAGAAAATAAAAAAAGAAAATGCTGTTGCCGAGGTGTTTGCCTCCTACACGAAAAATGAGGAACTGCTGGAGGCGCTAGAGGGGTTTGTCGAGATGCGTAAGCGAATCAAGGCACCGCTGACGGAGCGAGCGCTGTCGTTGTTGCTCTCTAAGTTGGATTCGCTGGCGCAGGATGAGGCGACGAAGATTGCCATTGTGAATCAGTCGGTCGAAAACTCTTGGCGGGGCGTATTCCCTCTCAAACAGAGCGCAGGAGGCTGGGCGGGGAGACAAGGTCAGGGCAACACACCTCCCTTTTCACGCGCCGAAGGCGCAGGGCAAGCCGTAAGGCAGGCTGCGGAAGCTCCGCAAGGGCCGCGCCTGAGGGACTTTACCCATGTCGACCCAAAAGCGTATGCCGAGGAGTTGGCGCAGAAGAACAAGGAGCTGTACGAGCGGTCTGGAGGAGACATCTATGGCATTTTTGGCGGATCTGGGGCAGCTTGCGAGTCCTGATGTCGAGGCGGAAGTGCTGGGCGCGATCCTCACGAAGCCGGACAAGATTTACGAGCTTTCGGGCGTCCTCCGTCTTCGTGATTTTTATCGCGAGACGCACCGCGTCGTCTACCGCACGATGCTCGCCATGGCGGAAAAGCGCCAACCCGTCGAGCTGACGAGCCTCGTCGAGGAGCTGAAAGCGCGGGGAGAACTCGCGAAGATCGGCGGCATCCCGTTCGTGGCGGGGTTGGGCAATTCGGCGTTCACTGCGGCATACTTGCCGCAGCATGTCGAAAAGCTCAAGGAGTATGCGCAGCGTCGGGCGCTCATCGGCATCGCCGAAGAGGTGGCAGCTGCGGCACAGAACCTCGGTGATCCGGTCGACATCGCGGGCATCCAGTCACGCATCGCCGACGCTGCGATGGGCAAGGAGCAGGGGATCACGACGATGACGGACGACCTGCTCGCCTTTTCCGAGTGGATGTTCCAGCAGCAGGAAAAGGGCGATCAAGGCGTGCTGTCGGGGCTGTCGACGCTCGACATCATGACGCACGGATGGCAACCGGGCGACCTCGTGATCCTCGCCGCGCGTCCGTCGATGGGCAAGTCTGCGCTCGCTCTCTCGTTTGCGCTGGCGGCGGCTCTAAAGCACCAAAAGCATGTGGCTTATTTTAGCCTGGAGATGAGCAAGAGCCAGCTCCTCTCGCGCATGATCGCCAATATCTCCGGCATCGACTCGCGGCGCATCTCGCATCCGAGCGACCTCAAGGAGGATGAGCACGAGAGAGTATTCCAGGCGAGCGACATCCTCTCCAAGGCGACACTCTATCTCCAGACGGACGACGTGGACACGCCGCTCAAGGTCTACAGTAAGGCACGGCAGATTCAGGGGCGCTACGGTCTTGACATGATCGTGATTGACCATATGCACCTCATGTCGGGCGGTCGTAAGGGCGATGAGGGAAATCGCGTGCAGGAGATGAGCTACATCTCGCGCCAGCTCAAACTCATGGCGATGGAGTTTGATATTCCCGTCATCGCCTTGGCGCAGCTTTCTCGGGCGGTGGAGAGCCGCCAGGATAAGCGTCCACAGCTCTCCGACCTCAGGGACAGCGGCAGCATCGAGCAAGACGCTGACCTTGTGCTCATGATGTATCGCGAGGCGTATTACAACGAGCAGGTCAAAGACGACCTCGTGGAGCTGGCGGTCAAAAAGTTTCGCAACGGCGCATTAGGCACGGTCAACCTAGAATTTTGCAAAGAGATGTCGCGTTTTACGGTCGTGCCATTCGGCGGGCGGCACGTGGACGAGAAGGACTTGCCCATCTAGGGGGTGACGGAAGTGGAATGGTTGAAAGGATTGCCGAAGACCGAGAGGCGAAAGGCGAGGTTCTGGCTCACACTCAGGCGCAAGACGGTTGAAATGTGTCTGGCGGGAGCGATGGACAGGACTACAGCGAGGCGTATGGTGGCGGAAATCAACCGCAAGGTCGAGCGCTTTGCCGAGGAGGGAGCGTCATGAACGAATACATCCCATGCAAGAGGCGCGACCCGACAGCATGGGAAGCCATTGGGCGAATACGGCGCGAAGAGAAGGAGCGCAGAAAGCGCGAGGCGCAAGAGAAAGAGCGCGAAGCTGACGAGGAGAGGAGCAAGAGACATGCGGGAATTTAGAGCCGTCGTCCTCGGCGAGCCTGTGGCGCAGGGAAGGCCGCGCTTTAGTCGGCAGGGCGGCTTTGTCAAAGCGTATGACCCTGCCAAGAGCCGGGACTACAAGCAGTACGTCCGGCTCGTCGCCAGCGAGGATGCGCCTGAGACGCCCGTGACGGGAGCCGTGGTACTGTCGCTCAAGATTTATCGGGCGGTGCCCAAGTCGATGAGCAAGAAGAAGCGCGAGGCGGCATTGGCAGGGGTTCTGCGGCCGACGACAAAGCCCGACGTGTCGAACGTTTTGAAGGGCGTGGAGGACGCGCTGAAAGGCTTGTGGTATGCGGACGACAGCCAGATCGTCGGCTACGGCGAATTGGGTAAGTGGTACGCGGAACGCCCGCGTATTGAGGTTGCGATGCAGGTGCTGGAGGCATGATGGACGACGTGCTGCACGGAGCAAAATCCCGCAAAAGTGAATCTGAGGCGAATGAGGGGTGTGCGTATGGCAGAGAATGTGAAATATCCGCAGGACGAGGAGAAGAACGAGTACCGATACATCGATTTTGCATGGCTCGACGAAATCGCCATGGGTTTGACGGCGGGCGCCAAGAAGCATCCAGGCGAGACATGGCGCGAGATACCCGCGAGGGAGCATGTGGCGCGTGCGATCCGGCACTTGTCGATGCACCAGACGGGCGACGCATCCGAGCCTCATCTCATCAACGCGAGTATGCGCTGCATGATGGCGTTTGCGACGGCGACGGGGCGGGCGACAATGGCAGAGCGCACGGATAGGGATGTGCCGCAGGTCACCGTCACGGCGGAAGAGATGGCGATGCTGACGGGCGGGACGGAAGCGGAGGATGAGGGAAAAGCAAATCTCATCGAGAAGGTGTGCGCCGTATGTGGCAAGACGTTTATGGCGCCGCCTGGAGCAAGAAAATATTGCTCGGCTGAATGCCAGAAAGTGCCCAAGAGGGCTAATAGCAGGCGACAAGCGGCGGAGTGGAAGAAGCCGCAGCCCGAGAAGGAAGCGTCAAGGACGAAGACGGAGACGTCGGCGAGAGCAGCGGAAGAGGCTCGGCGCAAGGAGGCGATGGCGCATCTCGGCGAGTTGACGAGAGAGGCGCATGAGGCTGGGATGAGTTACGGGCAATATATGGCAAAGAAGCGCATGGAGAAAGGAGTGACAGAGCATGGATGAAGTGACGCTGCGTGAAATTTTGGAACATCATAAAGAATGGCTCGATAGCAGTGGCAAAAATGGTGAGCCAGCGGACTTACAGGGAGCAGACCTGCGGGGAGTGGATCTGCGTGTGGCATGCCTGCGCGAGGCAATTTTGAGTGATGCCGACCTGCGTAATGCGGATTTGCGCGGGACAAACTTGTCTATAGCATGCATGGGTGGAGCGGATTTGCGCAGGGCAAGCTTGCCCGGAGCATCCATGGGGGCGGCTGGCCTGCGCAAGGCAGACCTGCGTGATGCGTATTTGGCTGGGGCAGATTTGCAGGGGGCAAATCTGCGTGATGCAGACTTGCGGGGAGCAGTCTTGCGGGGAGTAGACTTGCGCTATGCAGACCTGTGGGGGGCAGACATGCGGAGAGCTGACATGCGGGGAGCAGACCTGCGCGATGCCGACCTGCGTGAGGCAAACCTGCGCGATGCGTATTTGGCTGGGGCAGATTTGCAGGGGGCAAACCTGAGCCAAAAAATCGTACAAGTCGGCCCCATCGGTAGTCGCAATGACTACACAGTTTACCGCGTGGAAGAGGACATCGTCCAGTGCGGATGTTGGAGAGAATATGCAGGAGGATCGCTTGCAGATTTCATAGCGCGAGTGAACGAGACTTATCCCGAGGGTGATGAAGATGGCGCGAAATACCGCCGTGAGTATTTTGCCGCGATTGCGATGTTTCAAGCGTTGCAAGAGGACTATCTCAAGGCGCAGAAGTAGCAAGGTGGGAATGCTGTGAGAATCATAGGGATGTGCATGGATGATATTATCCTGCGTAGGGCAAGGCTACGTGGTGCTGACCTGCGTAGGGCAAGGCTGCGTAGAGCTGACTTGAGTGATGCAGACCTCAGTGGAGCAGACTTGCATGGGGCATATCTTATTGGAGCAGATTTGCAGGGGGCAGACCTGCGTGGCGCTGACTTGAGTGGGGCACTTCTGTATGATGCAAATCTGAGTAAAGCAAATCTTTGTGGAGCAAATCTTTGTGAGGCAAACTTATATATGGCAATCATGTATGAGGCAAATCTTTGTAAGACAAATCTGCGTAAAGCAGACCTACGTAAGGCAGAATTGCTTAAAGCGGATCTGAGTGAGGCAGATTTACGCGAGGCAATCATGTGTGAGGAAGATCTGTTTGACGCAGAACTGTATGAGGCAAATCTTTTTAGGGGATGCTTGGTCTACCCTCCCCTAACCCATCTGAGGAGGACAGATAAATGAGACACGGAGGACAGAGAAGCCGCCGATTTGAGCGGCGGCTGAGGGAGCGCATGGCGCAGAAGCAATTAGTTTCCCGAGGACGTGAGGCGGCTCGGAAGATGCAGCGGCAGAAGCATGGCATCGAGTTGACGCAGGAAGGGCGACTCTCGCTGGTGTACGCTTTTCGCTACGCGCTCAAGCAGCGTGTGCCGGGGATGGACAACGTGCAAAAGGCGATGAGGCCGCATCTCTCCGAGTTTCGGACGGAAGTGCTCGAGCACATGGTGACGGACGTTGACGTGTACTGGGCGGTCGCCGCGCACGAGCCGGCAAGGTACGCGCTCACGCGCAGGGAGCAGGAGGATTTCCGAGCGATGCTGGTGCGCGAGATCGAGAGGAGGAAGTGCGATGAACATAGCTCAGGGAATGCTTGAGAACCTGAGAAAACTGCGGCGGCTGCTGATTGAACAGGAGCGCGAAATGCAGCGGCTCAAAATTGAGAATGATTGGCTGAAGATGGTGCTCAAAGATTGCGAGAAGAAGCACGTCGATGCGAAGGGCGGACGTATCATCGACATGACGAGGCCGCAGCCGTGTGTGAGGTATTTGGAGCAGCACTTTAACAAGGATAAGAGCTTGTACCTTGTTGGGCGCTGCCTCGCACAAGTCGACCAAGAGCGAAAGGAATGCCTTGAGGCTCTGGTGACTTGCTTTGCGGATAGGGGAGACGATGCGAAAGAGCATCTTGCGGAGGAATTGACGGACGTAAAGACGGCAGTGACGACGGCGCTCCATGTACTTGGTTACGACGAGGAGGCACGCGGGAAGTTGCAGGAGTGTGTGAATGAGAAGAACCTCATGCGGGGGTACTGGTGATGGAGATCATCGTGGATAACTTTGCGGGAGGCGGGGGTGCCTCGACGGGCATTGAGCTTGCGACGGGACGGAGCGTCGATATTGCCATCAACCACGACCCTGCCGCGATCGCAATGCACAGAGCCAATCATCCGACCACGAAGCACTACTGCGAGAATGTCTGGGATGTTGATCCGGTCGAGGCGTGTGGTGGCCGTCCTGTAGGATTGGCGTGGTTCTCGCCGGACTGCAAGCACTTTAGTAAGGCGAAGGGCGGCAAGCCTGTCGAGAAAGCCATCCGGGGGCTTGCGTGGGTGGCAATCCGATGGGCGAAATTGGTGCGGCCGCGCGTCATCATCCTGGAAAACGTCGAGGAGTTTACGACATGGGGCCCGCTCGTTGATAATCGCCCTGACCCATCGCGCAAGGGGCAGACGTTTCGGCGGTTTGTCCATGCGCTCAAACGATACGGGTATCAGGTGGACTGGCGGGAGCTTAGAGCTTGCGACTATGGAGCGCCGACGATACGCAAGAGGTTTTTCCTTATTGCTCGATGCGATGGGCTGGCGATAAGATGGCCGGAGCCGACGCATGGGGATCCGTCTACACTGTTTGTGACGGGCGGGGCATTACGGCCATGGCGGACGGCGGCGGAAATCATTGACTGGTCTATCCCGTGCCCGAGTATCTTTACCCGCAAAAGGCCGCTTTGTGGCAACACGATGAGGCGCATTGCACGCGGGCTAAAAAAGTTTGTCCTCGACAATCCAGAACCGTACATCGTGGACAAGAGGCTGGCACCGCTGCTCATACAATATCACGGCGAGCAATCAGGCAAGGAGGTGCGAGGGCAGGCGATTGACCGTCCGCTTATGACGGCAGATGCGTCCAATCGTTACGGGCTGGTGACGGCATTTATCAGCAAGTATTTTGCAGGAGGCTACCAAAGCGCCGGGGCTGATGTAACGGTGCCTCTGCCGACAGTGACCAGCATAGATCATAATGCGCTTATTGAGGCATTTTGTGTCAAATATTACGGGCAAGGCGAGGGGCAGTCTCTTACAGACCCACTGCATACAATCACTGCAAAAGACCATTTCGGACTTGTCGTTGTGCGCGGAGAGATGTATCAGATCGTGGATATCGGTATGCGGATGCTCACGCCGCGCGAGTTATTTAATGCGCAGGGATTTCCGCCGGCCTACATCATCGACCGCGATGCAGATGGCAAGAGTTATCCAAAATCGGCGCAAGTCGCAAGGTGCGGCAATGCAGTCCCGCCGCCCTTTGCCGAGGCGCTTGTACGAGCTAATCTGCCGGAGATGTGCAATAAGAGCGAGTGCGTGAGTGCATAGACTGGATGAGGCGGATGTGTGAGGAGGAGGAAGATGAAACAGGTGGTACAGAAAGAGTCTGTACGCGCTATCTTGCGCTACCCAGGCGCAAAGTGGCGTATTGCAGATTTTATCCTGCGACATATGCCACGACACCACTCGTATCTTGAACCTTTTTTTGGCAGCGGTGCAGTTTTGTTTCGCAAGGTGCCTGCACCTATTGAGACGATTAACGACATCAATGGCGATGTCGTTAATCTGTATCAGGTCGTGCAGCAGAAGGCCAAAACGCTGGCCGAGGTTGTTGCGGGCATACCATATGCAAGGCAGGTGTATGAGGCATCTCTACAGAGTAACCCCGAAGCGTCTGATATTGAGCGTGCGGCCAGATTTTTGACATTGGTTTGGCAAAGCTATGGTGCGCGAGCCGATGGGAAAAATTGCGGCTGGAAAAAGGATGTGGCAGGCCGTACAGCTGCCTATGCTGTACGGAATTGGAATTGCTTGCCAGAATGGATTGTCGCAGCTCAAGAAAGATTGAAACGGGTGCAGATTGAACATCGGGATGCATTGCAGCTTATCCGGCAGTTTAATCATCCCAAGGTTTTGATTTATTGCGATCCACCTTACGTGCAATCAACAAGGAGCTGCAGGTCAAGTTATCGGCATGAGATGGATGACGCGGCGCATGAAGAATTATTGGACGTGCTTAATAAGCATTGCGGGCCAGTAATGTTGTCGGGCTATGCCAGTGAGCTGTACGACACAAAGCTGCGGGACTGGGTGAGGTATGACACAGATATGGTGATAACGTCGGGGCAAAAGCGCACGGAGTCGTTGTGGGTAAAGGGTGTTGTGCAGGAGAAGCTGTTTGCGATGTGAGTGTGGGCGTATGGGCGGCGAGTTTTGGGCAAGTGCGATTAGTGTTGTCGGCAATGGCTGGGACAATCCGGAGCTGTTGCAGACGGAGGATGAGTGATAGCAGGAAGATGCCTAGGAATGAGAGGGATGTGACAGTCATGAGCGAATATAGTTACACTTTTAACAAGACCGATCCCTATACTGGGCAATGTGCCAGCATAGAGGAGGCACTGGCTGAGGCGAGGCAGGAGGCAGAGCTTTATCCGGAGGGAGACAAGCCGCACCTGGTTTACATCGGCAGATATAAGCCGTTTAAGCCAGTGATTGAGGCGGCGTGGATACTGGAAGTTTTACAACGTGATGCGTACGATGTTGCGGGCGATGCGGCGGAGGGATGGTTGGACAATCTCACGCCGGCAGAGGTCGAGTTGCTTGGTGAGCGCCTGACAAGGGTGTTCAGACGATGGGCGAGAGAGCACGGTGAGGAGCCGAATTTCGGTGAGGTGCATCATATCAAGCGATATGATTTGCGGACTGGGCGAGAGCTTTGAGAGCGTAATAAGTGAGGAGATGGCGCGATGGAGAGTACATGGAAGACCGGAAGATGGATGATATGCGGGAAAAAGATGTATTACTGCTATTGTGTCAAAAACAAGAATGACCATGACTACCTCGGCAATCCCAAGATTTATGGCGGGAGCTTTGAAACGAAGAGGAAAGCGAAGAAGGCGGCGGCCGAGTTTAATATGATGGAGGTGTTGGAGCGATGAAGAGCGAGTGGCGCGTTACCGATGTTATAGGGAATCGATAGGATAATCCGGAGTTTGCAATAGTGCAAGTGTACGGCGAAGATTGAGCGCCAAAAAGAGCGGCAGAAACGCCGCTCTTTCGGTGCGTGTGAACCATTTTACCAACATCGGTAAAATGGTGAATCGGACATGAATCGGACGGTGGCGGACAGCGGCGGACAAGAAGGGGAGGAATCTGCATGGAACACGGCGACTGCATCAAGGAAACGAAGCGCATACTGGGACAGTACAACAAGATGAAAGTCGCCGTGCAGAACCTCACGGAAGAAATTGAGGCGCGAACGGCCGCCCTGCAAGGCGAATCCATCGCTATCGCCCGCTATGGAAATGAGCCGACGGGTGGCACGTCGGAGCTGACGGCTACGGAGGCAGCGGCGGCGAGGCGTATGATGGCGGCGGCAGACATCGAGGAGATGCAAGAGCGCAAGCAGGACATGGAGCGGACACTGCGGGCGGTGGATCGTGCGCTGTCTTGCCTCTCGGCTAATGATGAGCGGCTTGTGCGCGGGCGGTATATCGACGGGTATGCCTGGTGGCAGGTGGCGCGAGAGGCGGGATATACGGAGAAGTGGGCGCGTGATAAGGGCGGCAGGGCACTTCGTGATGTGGCGTTGATGGTGTTTGGGGTGAGCGAGAAGCCGATACAAATTGCGCTTGTGTTATGAGTGCTTGACAACCATCATGTCGCTATGATAAAATCAACAAGAGTTGTTGATTAGGTTTACAAAATCAACAGAAGGGGGATGCAGTGATGGCCACAGAATTAGGGAAATTATTGCGGAAAATCAGAGTTGATAATGATGAATATCTAAAGGATATGGCGAATCATCTAGGTATTACATCATCCTATTTGTCGGCCATAGAAAACGGAAAACGGAAGATGTCGCCTGATTATCTTGAACGTATATCGGATATCTATAAGTTGACAAAGATCCAATTCGAGCAGTTGCAAAAAGCAAATAGTCTTGAACAGCGTAAGGTCGAGATTGACATACAAACAACTTCGCCGGAAAAGAAGTATGCAGCGTTGGCATTCGCGCGAGATTTCGATAAGTTGAGTGAAGAACAGCTTGAACGAATTAGGAAAATCATTGAAGGAGATGATTTTGCTTGAGTGGATTGATGATGCCGCCGTTATCTCTTGCCCAGATAAGAAAGAAAGCAAGAGCGTTTCGTAAGATATTTGGACTTCCTGAAGATGGTTATGTTGATATTGTAAGGGTTTTTGAATCGTTGCCAGACTATGGGGTAGAGATAGAGATTGCTCCTCGCTGGCAAATGGGCAATAAACATGGAGAAACTTTTCCTACACAACCTAAGATTTTAATCCGAGAAGATGTTTATGAACGAGCCTGTAGAGGGTTCGGGAGAGATCGGCTAACCATTGCTCATGAGATTGGGCACTTGTTGCTGCACGGTTCAGATAAAATTTCTTTAGCGAGAGTAGAGCAAAAATTTGCGGTTGCTACGTGGTGTGATCCAGAATGGCAAGCCAATGCATTTGCAGGAGAGTTCTTAGCACCATACAGATTTCTTCAAGGGTTATCTATATTAGAAATACAACATCGATATGGTATTTCGGCAGCGGCAGCAAAAGTTCAACAAACAAGGAGAAAATGAAAGGAGCGCTACACTATGTCTGATTACAAAGAAAAACAGCCACCTAGTGGTTGAATACACAAGGCGACTGTTGCTATATACCTAAAGTTCCCGCTTTAAGTATATATTTCTGTCTGAGATGGTCAGACTGTGATAGAGTTTTTCCAACCCCATCATAGCATTTTCGGACAGGATTTGCAACGGTTTCCAGAAGGGGGGAAGGTTTATGTGGATTACATGTAAATCTTACGTGAACCGTTGGGGTAAGCTCATGGTTGCAGCTGACTATGGGTACAAGTTCTGGCGATTCTTCGTACCTTGCAAGAAACGTAAGGATTAAATTATAAAAGGGAAACGCTTGTAATCTGACTATGAGTGCGGAGGGGCTGTCATTTTGGCAGTCCTTTTTCCTTTGTGGATAACTAAAATCGCGTTCCAACATACATTTTAACGGGCTTTTTGTTCCCTTTTACTTCCTTGTTTTCGCCGAAATCCGTGCTATACTAGTAGTATCGAAAAATGCACACGGGCACAGGGGCGTCGCGCAGGCGGCGTCCTTTTTGTATGCGTGCGAACCTGCAAGACGGCAGGGAGGCGCAGCGCAGATGTTGTTATCGTTGTAACGGCATGATGTTTTCATTTTTGCGGTATTTTATAAATGTGACTTTATTGTTTTTACAAAATTGGCGGGTTTTATAAACTTAGGGAGTGTGGTGAGTATGTAGTATGGCAAACGAGGAGAATCTGAAGCCGACGAGCAAACGAACCAAGAGCGAAGCAAGAGAAATCAGCAAAAAAGGTGGCATCGCGAGCGGTGCATCTCGTCGCCGTAAGAAGGCGCTCAGAACCGCGCTCAAAGAGGCTGTTTCACTCACGTTGAAAGAACTGCCTCATGATCTCAGAGTGGCAATCATGTACGCGGCGAATATCACTGATGTGGAGCTCACGGTCAGCGATGCGATTCTCGGTAGTCTTATTCGCAGTGCTTGTGCCGGCAATTCGCAGATGATGAAGGTGTTGCTTGATGTGCTTGATGAAACGCCCGATGTACGGCTCAAAGAGCGCGAGCTGAAGCTGCGTGAGCAAGCGTTGAAAGAGGATAAGGGCGGCGATACTGTAGACGATGTGCAGATCATGATGCCGGAGAAGGAGATGGATGTCTGATGAAATGTCTAAAACCTCAAGCGGGTCCGCAGACGGCATTTCTCGCATCCTCGGCGGATATTTGCATTTTCGGCGGCAGTGCAGGCGGTGGCAAGACTTTCGCGCTCTTGTTAGAGCCGTTACGCTACAAGAATATGGCGGGATTCAATGGCGTGATTTTCCGCCGCAATTACACGCAGGTGACAGCGCCGGGCGGCCTTTGGGAAACCTCGAAGCAGATGTATACAGGGATTCGAGGGGCGGTGCCGTGGAAATCACCGAAGCGGCACTGGGATTTTGCAGGATTGTCAACGCTATCCTTTGACTACATTTCCTCGGACGATGATGTTTACTCTTGGCAGGGATCGCAGATTTGCTTCCTTGGCTTCGACGAGCTCACGCATTTCAGTGAGTTTGTCTTTTTTTATATGTTGTCGCGCAATCGCTCGACATGTGGCGTGAAGCCCTACGTTCGTGCGACGTGCAATCCCGACGCGGATAGCTGGGTCAAGGAATTTATCTCGTGGTGGATTGAGCCAGAGACAGGGCTTGCGATCTCGGAGCGATCCGGTGTGCAGCGTGTATTCTATCGCACGGATGACGGCGGCATCGTCTGGGGCGATAGTCGTGAAGAAGTTTTGACAATTGTCAATGCAGACAGGGCGAAAGATGAGCGCATTCTTGCGGAAGACTGCAAGACGGCGACGTTTATTGCCTCGTCTGTCTACGACAATAAAATCCTTCTGAAAAGCAATCCACAGTATTTGTCCTCACTCAAAGCGCTTTCCCTCGTTCAGAAAGAGCGGCTTTTGCGCGGCAACTGGAAAATCCGCCCGGCGGCGGGGCTTTATTTCAACCGCGAAAAGGCACACATTGTTGAGGACGTGCCGGAAAAGATTGTCAGCATCATGCGGGCGTGGGACTTGGCCGCGACAGAGATTACGCCGGAGAACAAAAATCCCGATCGAACGGCTGGCGTTTTGATTGGGCGTATGCGCGATGGGCGCTATATCGTGCTCGATGTTGTGCGGCGTGCCTACAATGCGGCAGAGGTGCGTGCGCTGATCCGTGCGACGGCGGAACATGACAACGACGTGTACCGCAGCCGCAATCTTCGCTTGCCGCAAGACCCTGGACAGGCGGGCAAGGCGCAGGCAGGAAGCTATGTCAAGGAGCTGGCGGGATGGAATGTCAAAACGGCGACGGTCTCGGGGAGCAAGATCACGAGGGCGGAGCCTTTTTCTGCGCAGTGGATGGCTGGAAACGTGCTGCTACTGAAAGGTGATTGGAATGAGATGTATCTGTCCGAGATGGATGCTTTTCCTGACGGGCTGCATGATGACATGGTGGATGCGTCAAGCGATGCTTTTGCCTCCGTGTCGAATATGACGAGTTGGCGCGCTCTGGCGCATTGAGGAGGTGAGATGGTTTGAATCGATATGACGGCTACTACAACACCGTGGTAGGACATGGGATGCGCCAGCGTGATCCGTATATGAGCTATCGCTATTCCGGGCGCAATTCGCATGTGACGTTTGAGGAGGCTAGTGACCTCTTTACTTACAACGGCATCGCTCGCAAAATCATCAAGGCTCCCGCCGATGAGGCTGTGCGTGCAGGTTTTGAGCTTCGCGACGGTACGACACCACTCTTGCAGGATGCAGATATTCAGTCGATGCTTGAGGATTTGCGCGTGCAGGAAGTCTTTTCGACGGCGCTTGCATGGGACAGGCTGTATGGCGGTGCGGCGATTTTGATGCTCGTCAACGACAGTGGCACATTGGAAGACCCGCTGAACGAGGAGCAGATCAAGGCAGTGGAAGGATTGGAAGTATTCGAGCCGCCCGAGATACAAGTTCACGAAAGCTATTATTACGACGATCCGTATAACCCGAATTACGGCAAGCCGGAGTTTTACACGCTCATCGGCTACAACGGCAATTCATTCCTCGTGCACGAGAGCCGTCTGCTCGTATTCAAGGGCGGCGTCATTCCGACACAGAAACGCCGGATGCGCGATGGATGGGGCGGCAAGGTGCTCGATGAATTGCGGGAAAATCTTTTGCAATACAGCGCAGGAAACAGTCTTGCACTGATGGCGCTCTCGCGTATGTCGCAAGGCATCTTGAAGCTGGATGGGCTGACAAACAATCTTGAAAATGAAGAGACGGAGAAATTTGTACGGGCGCGTTTGCAGCTCATCGACATGGTGCGCCATTTGATGAATACCATCGCCATTGACAAGGAGGACGACTACGACCTCAAGAACATGAGCCTTGCAGGCGTGAAGGAAATCATCGAGCAGTTTGAAACGGCGCTTTCTGCGGCATCGGATATTCCCGTCACGGTGCTCTTCGGGCGCAGTCCAGGCGGGCTGAACTCGACGGGTAAAGCGGACATGGAGAACTACTACAACCTCGTTCGCCGCATACAGGAGCGCGTTTTGAAACCGAAGTTGGTGCGATTGATCGACCTCTTGCAAAAGGCGAAGGCTGTGACGACGCTGCCAGAACATTACGTGCTCGAATTTAAGCCGCTCTGGCTGCCGACGGAGAAAGAGCAAGCCGAGGTGGAAAATCTCAAGGCGCAGGCAAGCGAGCACGACGCAGGGGCAATCCAGCACCTCGTTGACATCAATGCCATAAGCGCGGCGGACGCAAGGGAAACCGTGCGGCAGGCGGGGCGTATCAAAGTAGGTGAGGGCATTGAAGATCGTCCCGAAACGTAAACTGCATTATCCGTTTGCGATGGAGTGCGATTACACGAAGCTGCTGACGGGTTATGTGAAAGACTGCATGGCCGTCGTCCGCAGCTACATCCCCGAAATGCGGAAACTGGTGACGGAGCAATCCGAGCCAGGAGCGACGAGCGTCAATGTATATCTTGACCTGCTCATTGACCGCATTCGACATGATATGCCGCAAGCTGACGCGCTGGAAGGGCGTATGCGCCGCTTTTTCGACGAGGTGGCACACTTTACTTGGCGCGACCTTAAGAGGCTGCTGGAGAGCGTTGTAGGGACGCAGATAAGCGGCAGGGGCGCATGTCTCTCGCGAAAGGATGCGGACGACGACCTCGACGCACTTAAAGAACTGTGGGTCGGCGAAAATCTCGACCTTATCCGCTCGATTGATGATGAGACGATGCGCAGGATTCGTCAAGCCCTCACGGCACGAATTACGGGCAGCGTCAATCATGCAGGGCTGGCGAAAGACCTCATCGCCGAAATACAGGCGATTACGGAGAAGGAGAAGAGCCGCGCTGAACTGATTGCCCGCGACCAGCTTGGCAAATTGCACGGGCAAATCAATCGCAGGAAGCAAGAATCGCTTGGTATTGATGAATACGAATGGGAAACGTCGCATGATGAGCGCGTGCGTGATTCGCACAGGGCGTTGCAAGGCAAGGTGTTCTCATGGAGCAAGCCGCCGCCCGAAGGTCATCCAGGCTATCCGATTCGCTGCCGTTGCATTGCGTTGCCTGTGATTGACTGGGATAGGCAGCTCGGTGAGCCGAAGAAGGGGAGCTATAAGGATGTGCAGAATGTCGCTCCGCAGGAAGAAGCTGCGATTATGCGGTATATTGGTGGCGAGGCATACCTTTTGAATGAAAAGCTGCGTGACGGAATATCTTTAACGCCAAATGAAAAGTTGTGGGTGTCGTCTCTGGACTCGGCTTTGAAAAAGATGCCAAGATATAGCGGAACGGCGCAAAGAAGCTTGACGTTCTACAGCGAAGAAGAATTGCAAGCGTTTCTGGTTGAGCATGAAATAAATACAGTAGTCAGCTATCCTGCATATACCTCTATGACGGCGAGCGAAGAAGTATATAATCCACATGGACAAGTGCAGATATTCGTAATACAATCAAGTCAAGGGAGAGATATTCGACGGTATAACAGCGATGAGCAGGAAGTCTTGTATTTTAGAAACAGTCGGTTTAAGGTCAAGGCGATCAAACGAGTTGGCGGACAGTATTATATCTACTTAGAGGAGATGCCTGATGAGTAAGAAAGAACTTTTTACAGATCGGCGTTGGCATGATTCGCCGGGAGCGGTTCGAGGAGAGTATGTTGGAGGGTCGAAGAACGAGGCTCTCAGACTTGCGAGATTCATGTTTGAAAAAGGGCATATCACGGAAGAACGCTACCAAGAGGAACTTGCCGAAATCGAGAAAAAGTATGAGGGACATGATCCTGACGAGTTGATCTAGGCAGGTAGCAGTAAATACAGAAAAGCACTTTGCAAAAAACGCAAGGTGCTTTTCTTATGCCAAAAAAACATGAAAGGGGGTGATGCGATGCAGAGATTTGATACAACGACATTTCAGGCGACGAAGACCGATGAGGGATTTATCGCTGATACGCCTATCATCGGGCGGACAGGGCTACTCAGATATCAGAACGCCGACGGCTCAGAGCGGTGGGAGTACCGCCCGCCAGAGGAGGCTTTCAGTACGGCGAGCCTTGCGTCTATCCGAGGTAAGCCGATCACTGTCGGACATAAGGCGATGGTGACGGCAGGCAATGTGCGAAGCGTGCAGCCTGTCGGCACGGTACTCACGGAGGGCAGACAGGACGGTGACGCGATCCGCGCCGACATCGTGCTCTACAATCTGCCGACGGGTGCGCGGGAGTTATCCTGCGGATACACGCTCGACCTCGACGAAACGCCGGGGAAGACGACGGACGGCAGGCATTACGATGCCGTCCAGCGGAATATCCGCTACAATCATCTCGCCATCGTGCCGAAGGGACGTGCAGGAATTGCTCGCCTCAACATGGACGGCGAGCAGGAAGCAGAAGACAATGAACCGGAAGGAAAGGAAGGTATGACCATGGGGAAAATCCGTATTGATTCGGGACTTGAATATGAGGCCGCGCCCGAGGTGGGCGTATTCGTGGAGAAGCTGCGCCAAGACAGTGCAGAGAAGCAGAAGAAGCTCGATGAGCTGCAGGCGAAGTACGATGCCGCCCTCAGCGACTTGACGAAGGCGAAGAAGGAACGCGAGGACGCGGAGAAGGCACAGGCGGAGAAGTTCGACGCGGCGGTTGCAGAGCGTGTGAAGATGCTGGAGACGGCAAAGGCGCACAAGCTCGACAAGGCAGAGGACATGACGAATCGTCAGATCATGGAGGCGGTCATTCGCGCGGCGCGTCCGGATGTGAATCTCGACAGCAAGAGCGACGACTACATCAACGCCGCGTTTGACATGGCGCAGGCTGCAGGGCGTGAAGACGGTATGGCAGAGCAGCGTAAGGCTGTCAGCGCTCCGACGAGCAAGCCGCAGGAGCATGAAGATGAGACAGATGCGGCGACTCTCATGGAGAAGCTGCGCAAGGATGAGGCGGAAGCCTATTTGAAGGAGGTTAAGTAACATGGCACAGATGAAGCCCTTTACTTGGTATGAGCGCGACACGGCGCCTGCCATCCCCGGCATGATTGCGACGAGTTCGCTCAATGTGATTGATTCGTTTACGGCGGAAGAAGCCATTGACCCCGGCAAGGCGGTCGAGCGCGGCACGAACCCTGCTGAGCAGGTCAAGGTCTGCACGGCTGCGGAAAAGACTCTGGGCATTGCCGTCCATATTCATGCAGAGCCGGGCGAGGCATATGCGAAGGATAAGCGAGTTGCCGTCATGACGTTCGGCGATATTGCGGTCACGGCGGGCGGCGATGTCGTTGCCGGGAAGGCGGCGGAGATGAATGCTTCGGGCAAGTTCGTCGCATCGACGAAGGCAACGGGGCTGACCTTTATGACGAGCGGCGCGGCGGATGATGTCGTCATTGTCCGCGTGAGGAAGTAAGGAGGAATCAGACAATGGCAAAGCATTACGATGAGGCGGAAAAGAGGTACATCGAGGCGCAGGGGCGCTTTGACGAGACGACGAGCGCGTTTCTGGCGCGTGAGCTGACACATATCCGCGCACAGGTCTTGCAGGTCAAGAAAGCGCCGCTGAACGCTTTCGCGGTGTTTCCAGTGCAGACAGATATCCCGGAGGGCGCGGAAAGCGCACTCATGCGTATCTTCGATGAGGTCGGTATGGCGGAAATCATCTCGAACTATGCGGACGATCTGCCGCGAGCCGATGTGCTGGCGACGGAAACCGCCGTCAAGGTATATACGGCGGGTGCGGCGTATGGCTTCAACGAAATCGAGATCAAGAACGCGGCATTTGCCGGACGCAGCCTTTCGGCGCTCAAGGCGCAGGCGGCACGCATGAGCATCGACCGCAAGATCAATAACCTCGCATGGTTCGGCGACAAGGTGAACGGTATCGTCGGCTTCCTTGCGAATCCGAATATCGGCGAGTATACGATTCCAGCAAATGCCAAGGGCACGACGCTCATCAAGGATATGACGGAAGATGAGGTTCTGTCGACGTTCAATGCCTTCCTCGATTTCATCCCTGACAAGACGAACGACGTTGAGCAGCCGAATACGGTGCTCCTGCCGCCCGCCGCATACGCGCATTTGGCGACGACGCGCCTCTCGCAGACGGAGACGACGCTGCTGCGCTTCTTGCAGCAGGTGCATCCTGAGATCACGCGCTGGATGAAGGTCGGCGAACTTCGTGCGGCAGGTGCAGGCGGCAAGGACATGATGATCGCGGGGTACTTTGACCCGACGTATATCAAGCTGGAAATTCCGAATCGTTTCCAGCAGCTCCCTGTCGACCGCCGCAACTTGGAGTATGTAGTCGATTGCATTTCGCGTTGCGTTGGTGTCACGGTGTCCATCCCGTTTGCCTTTGTCAAGGCTGTGGGATGCTGAGAGAGGAGAAAGATATGCTGTATGTCAACAACACGGCGAGAATTATCAGCGTGGGGAATGATGCAACACTCATTCCCTTTCGCATGACAGAGGTCAATGAAAAGACCATGAAGCGTTATCCGCGCATCATGGAGATGCTGGAATCGGGCGAGATCACGGCTGTCAACAAGGATGAAGCAGCGAAGGTGCAGGAATCTTTGGACAGCAAGACGCTTGAACAGCTTAAGGAACTTGCGGCAGAGAAAGGCATCGACACAAAGAGTTTGAAGAGCAAGGAAGATTTCCTTGCCGCGCTGGGAGTGAAGCCGAATGGAGAAGGAGACGCTTGATGAGGTTCTGAAAGCCTTTCGCATGGCGGCGCAGGAGTTCAAGGACAAGAGTGACGAGGATGTGACCGCAATGGCAGAGTTCTATGCGGATTTTATCTCGAAGAAGCGCTTTGGTAAGTTCTACGCACGTGCCCTCGCTCTGCTCATCGCGCATGAGTATGCGTTATCCGGCGTTGCGGCCGCCTATGGCTCTTCCAGCGCCGCTTTATCCGGCGGTGCTGTGAGAATGGAGAAAGAGGGCGACTTGCAGAGGGAGTATCAAGTTGAGGGACAGGAACAGTCTCTGTATGCAAAGACTGTCTACGGCAGAAAGTTCATGGATCTCAAGAAGATGTGCATCATTCCTGTCGTCACGAGGTTTGGCTGATGCTTAACATACAAGATACAGATCCAGGCTTTCATAGTCTAATCGCTTCGTTGCGCAGTCTAGAAGATAAGAAACTCAAGGTCGGTGTGTTGCCAAGCGCGGGACGAAACAGTGAGGGCGTTGATCTCGTAGATGTCGCCGTATGGAACGAGTTCGGGACGCGCCATATTCCCGCACGTCCCTTTATGCGCATTGCGGCGGATAAGAATGAAAATAAGTGGAGTCGCTATGCTGAGCGGTGCGTGGATGCGGCATTGAAGAATCGTGCAAACATCAACAATGCGGTCTACCTCTTGGGAGAGCAGATCAAGAGCGATGTGCAGCGCGTCTTTGGTTCGGGAGAACTTGCGCCAAACAAGGCCTCGACGATTCGCCGCAAGGGGTCGTCGGTGCCGCTCATCGACCATGGCGACTTGAGGCGCAGTATCGGATACAAGATTGAATAGCGGGTGATGGGCATGGGATTTCGCAAAAGAATCACTTATATGCGCCGCACGGGCGGGCATATGGACGAGGATGGCTATTGGCAGGCGGGTGAGGAGAAGCAAGGCGAGATATTCGCTTCTGTCCAGCCTCTCAATATCCGCGAGATTGAAGCCATGCCCGAGGGACAGGCAAAGACGAGCGCTGTCAAGCTATATACGTCTGAACCGCTTTTGACGGCGGTACAGGGGAAGCGGCAAGAGGCGGATATTGTGCTCTGGCAAGGGAAGCGGTACGTTGTGACCGACTGCATTCCGTATCAGTCCGGCGTAATCAGCCACTATAAGATCATCGCGAGAGAGGAGGCGAGCGAATGAGGGAATTGCGGCGCTTCCTGCGCTCCTTGATGGTTGATTTGCTCGAAATCGATGCGCAGAGTGTTTATTGGGCGAATCAGACGGCGCCGAAGGGCGCTCTGCCCGTTGCGACACTTCGGCTTTACAGCATCTCGCAGGAGGCGATGACAGAAGATCGTGGCGTGGACGACGCAGACAATCTCAATCTCCTGCTGCCGCAGTCTGCCGTGTTTGAAGTGCAGGTTTTTGAAAAGGGCGACGGTGATCCCGTCAATCGATTGGAAACGTTGCTTTTGAAGCTGGAAACACCGACCGTTACAGACAGGTGCCATGCCGCAGGTGTGGCATTTTTTACTGCAGAACCTGTGCAAGATATCACGGGGCTTCTGTCGGACGGCAAAACGTATGAACCGAGGGCGGCGGTAGATTTGCGTGTGCGTTTTAACGGTTGCATCAAGGATGCCCCGAGCGTCATTGAGGAGGTCGAGATCACGGCGAGGGCACAGAAGCCGGAAACGCCAAAAGAGAAATATGCCATGGAGATTACCGTCACAGAAGTCGATGGCGATACGAGGTTTACCATCGGGAAAGGAGCTAAAATATGAAGAATTTAGACCGCATCGTTGAGGTGCAGATTGCACTCAACACGAGTGGCATCGACACGCAGGATTTCTCGTCCATTCTTATTGTGGGACCGCATTTTCACTCGTTGAGCCGCGTGGGGATTTACTCTTCCACATCGGAGATGGTCGAAGACGGCTTTCGGACGGATGATCCGCTCTATAAGGTGGCGGAGGCGGTATTTAGTCAGACGCCGCATGTGCCGGAGGTGCGTATCGGTAGAAGGCAGGCCGACAGCATCAGCGTCCATGTCGGGAAAGTCGCGGCGAAAGGAACATATACACTCAACGTCAAGACGAGAGACAAGGAAGGCACGCTCCAAGATAAGCCTTACGCCTACACGAACAACAGCGGAAACGTCGCGGACATTCTTGGCGGACTGCGCGACGTTGTGACCGCTGATTCTGCGGCTGTCATTACAGCATCGCTTTCGGGCGATGAGCTGGTCATTTCGGGGCGCAGTAATGCGAATTTCGCCTTTTCCGTGTCGAAAAATCTTGAAGCGGTGGTAAAGAGCGCCACAGAAAGCATCGCCGACGCGATGGAAGCCATCACGGCGGATGATGGCAATTTCTACGGCATCGGGCTTACGAGCCGCGACGAGAAGGACGTCCTCGCCATGGCGGAATGGGCGGAAGCGAATGAAAAGCTCTTTGCCACAGCGACAGCGAAGGACGGCGCCTATCAGAGCGATGTTGACAGCGACCTTGGCTCCAAGCTCAAGGCGAAGAACTTCTATCGTACGTATTGGTTCTATCATGCCTTGGAGAACGAGTTCCCCGAGCTTGCCTTGATGAGCCGCTGCTTCACGTCGTATCCGGGTGGCGAGACGTGGGCGTTGAAGAAGCTCGCCGCCATCACGACGGACAACCTGAGTTCGACGAAGGTCAAGGCGATCTGCGGCGATAAGAACAATTCAGGCAAGAACGGCAATGCGTTTGTCGCCTTCCGAAACATCTCCTGCACGCAGGGCGGCATGGTCGCAGCGGGTGAATGGATCGATGTCATCCGCTTCCGTGATTGGCTCAAGGAAGAGATCAGCGTCAACGTCTTTAACCTGCTCATTAATCGTGAGAAGGTGCCGTACACGGACGAAGGCATCGCGCAGGTGGAAGCGCGCATTCGCGATGCTCTGGTGCTCGGACAGAGAAGGGGCGGCGTCGCACCGACGGAATACGACGAGGATGGCAGGGAAAACCTAGGATTTACGGTCACGGTGCCGTTGGCTTCGAGCGTGTCGGCGAACACAAAGGCAAAGCGCAAGCTGACGGATGTATTTTTCACCGCGCGCCTTGCGGGAGCGATCCATTTCGTTGAGATCAAGGGATCTCTGACGTATGAAAACCTGATTGCAGGATGAGGAGGTAAATCATGAGCAGTAGTGTTTTGACATACGACCCACGCAAGGTCGTCGTCATTTTTGGCTATGACCGCATCACGGGCTTTGCCGAAGACGAGATGGTGAAGATCAAGCCGAACGGCGAGGGTATGCAGATTTATGTCGGTGCGGATGGCGAGGTCGGGCGCTCGGTCGACCCGAACCATACGTTTGAGATCACCATCAACCTTGCGTCGACCTCGAAGAGCAACAACACGTTCACAAAAGCGTACAATGCCGACCGCGTGAACGGCAGCGGCAAGCGATCTCTGCTTGTCAAGGATTTGTCGGGCGATACGCTTTTCTTCGCAAAGGAGGCTTGGCCGTCGAATTTCCCAGAGGCGGCGAAGGGCAGGAAGATTGCCAATCATGAATGGGTTTTGCACACGGGACAGATCACGGATCCGATTTTGGGAGGGAATAGCTGATGTTGAAACCGGTGGAATATAAGCAGGGGACTACTGTCTTTTACATTCATCGCTTTCCGCCGTTTATGGCGATGCGCGTTTTGGGTGAGCTGAACAAGGTTATCGCCCCTGTTTTGGGAGGGGCGGCCAAGGGGCTTGAGAGCGCGGATATGGGAGGCGGCAACGGGCTTGGTGCAATTGCGCCTGTCCTCGGCGATGCACTGAAAAATCTCATGCTGATTGATGGCGATGTTATGGAGCATGTGCTGCGTCTCGTTCTGGATGAGAATTACATCTCGGTGAGCACTAACGGCTCCAAGAATAACCTCGCCTATCTGACAGAGGAGAAGGTCAACGAGGTGTTTGAAGGCAAGCCGATTGACATGATCATGCTCGCCGTCGAGGTCGTGAAGGTCAACTATCTGGATTTTACGATGCTCTCCAGCATCCCGACTGGATTCCTAAAGACGCTGGGGACGATGAAATCAGCATTCCGGGAAAGCTTGCAGACGAATTTAGAAGCGTCATCTTTATCTACCGAGTGATCGATGATGGAATGGTGTCATATCTCGACGTGCGTGATGGCAACGTCACGCTCGCTGAGATTGTACGCATGGTGCACTACCTTGACATGAAGAGCGCTATCAAGCAGAAAGCCATGGATGATGCAATGAAAGGAGTGAAATAGCATATGACTACGAGAGAAATGATTATCCAGTTGGCTTTCCGTGTCGCTGATAGTGGTTTGAGGGGCGCAAATAACCTCATCGATCGCCTCCGAAACGGCGCGGGTGGCGCGGATGGAGCGATACGCCGCATGTCTGCGGGCATGCAGAAGCTCAATGGTGCAGCGGGTGCTCTTGTTGGCACGTTGGGCAAGGTGGCGGCTACCATGGGCGTTGCGTTCAGTGCTGTCGCCATTAAGAATGCTGCCGACGAGGCGATGAATCTCGACAACAAGCTGCGCGTCATTTACAAGGACGATGAGCAAGGGCGTCGTGCCATGAAAGACAAGATATTTGACATGGCAAACGATGCACGCGGATCCTATACGGCGACGGGCGACCTCTTTTACAAGGTCGCCCGCACAAGCGAGACGACGGGGCTGTCTTTGGATGAATCCGCGCGACTTGCGGAAATCGTCTCGAAGGGGCTTTCCCTCTCGGGGGCGGACACGGGCACTGCCGAGGGTGCGATTTTGCAGCTTGGTCAGGCGCTTTCCTCCGGCGTGCTGCAAGGCGACGAACTTCATGCACTGAATGAGGGCGCGGGTGCGCTCATGCAAGAAATGGCAAAGTCCATGGGCGTGAAGATTGGCGACCTTAAAAAGATGGGTGCGGCTGGTGAGCTGACATCAGACAAGGTGGCAAGAGCGATCCTTGACTCTGGCGACGAGATTGACCGTCAGTTTGCGACGCATGTGCCGACCATCGGACAGGCGATGCAGACGATCAGCAATACATGGACAAAGACGATGGGCGACATTCAAGATCGCACGAACGTCTTTGGCGCAATCGCTGAGGGGCTGATCTCCGGCATCAAATATGTCGGCGGGCAGGTTCATGCATTCATGGATTTGCTTGAGGGCAAGGATGAAGGCCGCGCAGAACATCCCGTCCTCGCCACCTTTGCCAATGGCGTGAAATTCGTCAAGAACGAGATCGATTACGTCAAGGGCAGCATCAAGACGCTCTTTGCTATTCTTGACGGTGATGAAAACGCAAAAAAGCAGCATCCTGTTCTTGCAACTTATGCCAATGTGGTACGTCTTCTTCAATCAAAAATTGAGACTGTGCGGGGAATGGTCAAGACGTTTTTTGCCATCCTTGAGGGAGATGAAGAGGCACGACGGGAGAATCCGCGGCTTGCCGCCTTTGCTGACGGCATAAACGCCGTCAAACAGAAGATTGAGGAATCGAGGGCTTTGTTCGGCGACTATTATGAGATGCTGGGACTCAAGGTAAAGAAAAAGCAAGATGGCGATTTGGACGAGGAACAGACTGGTAGACTTGCACAGTTACAGAAAGAACATCCCGTACTGGAAAAAATGACAAATGCCGTGACTGGATTAGAAAGAATCTGGGACACGATTATGGCAATTGGCAATGCAATCGGCTCCGTACTCGTAGGGGCGATTAATGGCGTCAGTGATGCCATTAATTCTCTGGGGTTTGACTGGGGAAGTCTTTATGAAGATTATTCTGAAGGTCTCCTATCCCTACAGCAAGCATGGGCAAATATGCGGCCTCTGATTGAAGCAATTACTCCTTTGCTGCAATTTATTGGTTATGTCATAGGATATGTGATTGTTGGGGCGATTTATGCTTTTGAAAAGGCGGGAACACTAGCCTTTCGAGCCATAGCGAAATTAGTTGAGTGGTTGGGCGCGCTTTTGGGCGGGATTGGAGAAACAATCAAGTGGCTTGCCGACGGATTGACGAGCATCCTCACTTTGGGGAGTGCGGTTGGTAACATGAAAATGCCGGAACATCAATGGGGCGACTGGAAGAATGCAGGAGGCGGCGGATATAGTGTGACGAATAACAAAAGCGTATATGCGCCGCAATATTTCGGTCTGGATCCCATTTCATTGGGGAATCAACCAGAGAAAGATGCTCTGAATTTCGCAAAAGGATTCTAGGTGGTGAAAACATGCTAAATCTCATGGGTGGACAGTCGAATACATCCCAAGGTGGCCTCATTCGTACGGAGCGGACGCAGATTGGCGATAATCTCTTCGTTGACGTCGTCCTCTCGCGCGAATCCGCTTTGGAAAGCGAGGTCACGGAGAATCCCGTCGAGGACGGCTTTATCATTGCCGACCATGTACGGCGGAGACCGTTGTCTTTATCGATGGAATGCATCTTCACGCCGACGCCTGTGAGTTTTGATGCGAAGGGCGTGCCAAGTTTTCGTATGAACAGCGTAGCAAATGAAATAATGCGCATATACAAGGCGGGTGATCTTGTCACAATCAAGACGCCCGATGCCATCTACAAGGACATGGTGATGCTCACGTCGCCGTTGGTGCGCAGCGTGCAGAACGGACTTTGCTATCGTATGCAGATGACCTTCAAGCATGTGCGCATTGTCAATCAGCGCAAAGAGGACATTCCGGCCGACGGCACGACAGAAGAAGCCGCAGGAAAGTCAGGCGCTACGGAAACGGACGGCGGCATGGCGCAGAAAACGGACATTGGCACGGGGATGAAGATGCGCCCGAGCGGCGGCGTCTCGCCTGAGCTGTCTACGTCAGGCGTCGACCGCAGTCATGCAGGAGACTTCCAGACGGGCAACGAGATGACGGCGAACACGGCGGCAATCGGCATCGCCGTCTGTCTCCTCGGTAGCGGGGATTCGCTCTGGGGCGCAATGGATACGGGATGGAAGGTGAAGCAGTCATGGTGAAGCTGACCTTGCTTGATGCCAATGATTTTGTGCAGTCCGTCCTCTTGGATGGTGAGCCGTACAAGCTGCATTTCGCATGGAATGATACGTCGAAGGCTTGGACGCTTGACCTGCGCGACAGTCATGGAAAAGACATCGTGCGCGGCATCCGCATTGTGCCGAACTTTCCGCTGCTGCATCAGATGAAGCGGAACGGACTGCCGAAGGGTGAGTTCATGGCGGTCATCGTGAATTTCACGCGGAACGACTGCCAGACGATTGGACGACGGGACTTTTTGAACGGCAGGGCAAGCCTCGTTTACATTTCGGAGGTGGAGAAGGATGCCATTCTGGAAGCGGCAATATCGCGTTAATTTTCCTGACCTCGGGTTTTCTTTCGAGGATTCCGTGAAGATCGAGTTCCGCGTGGAGCGCGACATCGGGCGCGAGGTCAATAAGTGTGAGATCAAGCTTTATAATCTCTCGTTGGAGACGCGCGAGAAGATACAGAAGAATGATGTGCGCGTGGAGCTTTTCGCGGGATACGAGGGCAACGGTGGTCCGATGAAGCTTTTCTCGGGCGATACAGTGCAAACGTACACGCAAAGACAGGATATGGACGAAATGACAAGCCTCACGCTTGCCGATGGCTTTCTTGCTGTGCGTGACAGTTGGTTTGCCATATCGTTCCCGCCAGGTACATCGGCAGGAGCGGTGCTTGATGTCATTGCATCCAACATGGGGCTGCCTTTGGAATATGGCGATGGTGTTGCGCTTGGAAGTTTTGCCAACGGCTACTCTTTCGCGGGACAAGGCTCGGCGGCGCTCGATGAGGTCTGCGGCTCAGAGGGCTGCACATGGAGCATCCAGAACGGCATTTTACAGATTATCCTAAACGGCGGCATTGCAGCGAATCGCGGCTTTGTATTTTCGGCGGATTCAGGATTGATCGGCTCGCCAGAGCGCGTTGTCGATTCCAATCCCTACGAGGATTTGGAGAACGAGAAGCGCAAGAAGGAGAAGCGCGAGAAAAAGGATACAGGTGAGCAAAAGGCAGGTTGGCGCATCCGAACACTGCTCTCGCCGACCATCACGCCGGGCGATGCCGTGAAGCTTGAAGCAAAGCAAGTCGCAGGCTGGTTCCGCGTGCAGAAAATCGAGCATAGGGGCGACAGCGAAGGCGATGATTGGACATCGGAGATGGACTTAGTGGAAGGGTTGGATGAACTTGCCAAAGAGACAGACGAGCAATGAGGCGAAGAGCGCCATCATGAGTTGGGTGAATGGGGCGATCAGCAACGTTCATACAGCGTTGCCGGGCACGATTGTTTCTTACGATGCGGGAAGTAATCGCGCGAGTGTGCAGCCCTTCGGCGCGATCAAGACGAAGGATGCCCGAAGCATCGCCTATCCCGTGATCTACAATGCCCCGGTGCAGTTCCCGTGCGGTATGGGTGGGCGTGCAGGCATCACATTTCCGATTCGTCCGGGTGACGGCTGCATCGTGCTGTTTGCCGAAGGGCAGATGGACGACTACCTTTCCGGCGGCGACTCTTCTGATGGGCGCAAGCATAGTCTCAACGATGCTATGGTTATTCCCGGCATGTACAGTGGCGGCGCTACAACGGCGAGCGAGCATCCTGACGACGTTGTGCTGATGAATGGCTCTGCCTGCATACGGCTCGGCGCGGACGGTTTCGGCGGCAATCTCGCGGATGGCACATCGTTTCAGATTGGCGGCGGCGATCTCGTCGTCAATGGTATCTCGCATTCGCATCATACGCATCCGGGCGACAGCGGCGGCACGACGGGTGAGCCGCGATAGGGAGGTGACGATATGCCGCATGATTTGGCCATGGATATGGCGACGGGTGATCTTGTGCTGCGAGATGGAGATGTCCTGATCATTGACAATGCGGAGCGCGTCGCACAGCAAATCCTCATCACGCTGCGTTTCTGGCTCGGCGAATGGTTTCTCGATACGAAGGACGGCATCCCATATTTGGAATATGTGCTCGTCAAGTCGCCGAATCTTTTACATATCCGGCAGATATTCACGGAAGCGATGGAAAAGGTTGATGGCGTGAAACGTGTCGAGAAGATGAATCTTGTTTTTGATGTCAAGAATCGCAGTCTGCATGTGGACTATGAAGTGTCTACCGATTACGGGCTGATTACGCGAAGAGAGGTGCTGGGCTATGGCAGAAACTAAATACGGTTTGAGCCGCGAGGGATTTCGGCGAAAGCGGCTGCCAGATATTTTGCGGTCGCTCCATGCGCGTGTGTCCGACAAGCTCGGCATACCGATTGAGACGGGAGCGAACTCTTTGCTCGGGCAACTGCACGGCGTCTACGCTTACGAAATCGCCGACCTTTGGGAAAATGCGGAAGATGTCTACAACGCGATGTATCCGCATACGGCTTCAGGCGTGTCGCTCTCCAATGCGGCAGCTTTGGCGGGCATCGCGCAGATTACGGCGGAAAAGTCCTCGTTCATCGCGACGTGCTGCGGCAAGGACGGCACGCGCATACCGTACGGTGCGCAAATATCGTTTGGCAGCTCGGCAGACATGCTGTTTTCCTGCCGTGAAACGGAAGCACTCATATCCTCCAATCACGCGTCTTACACTGAGGTTGAGATGGCGTCAATTCCTGCGGCGGGCACGTCGTATGCCGTCACGATTGACGGGAAGAAGGTCGCCTATACTGCGCGGGCGCAGGATGACAAGGCGGTCGTGCTCACGGCTCTTGCGGGGCTGCTGAAAGAGGATGGGCGCGTGGTTCGCATGGAAAACGATGTCTTGTTTTTGCGCTTGAAAAACGAGCAGTTGACGATGAGCATGGCGCTCGACAATCTCAGCTTTCGGCGCATCGGCTCGCCCGTGCGCTTTGTTTGCGACAAGGAAGGCTCCATCGACCCGCCGCTTGGTACGGTGACAAACATCGTTACAAGTGTTGCAGGTTGGGCGGCAGTTTCCAACAATGTGCCGACCGTCGTCGGGCGCGCGGATGAAACCGATACGGAACTGCGCCAGCGTTGGAGTTCGTCGGTGCACCAGCGGTCCAGCGCGATGACAGAATCCATTAAGGCGGCGCTTTATCGCGTGACGGGCGTGACGGCGGTGCGCGTCTACGAGAATACAAGCGATGCCGTTGATAGTGCAGGCAGACCGCCGCACAGTGTGGAGGTTGTCGCTGTCGGCGGTGATGTCGCGGATGTCGCGACGACAGTTTGGCAGTCAAAAGCGGGCGGCATTGACACCTTTGGCGCGATCAAACAGAAGGTTTATGATTCTGACGGATTTCCGCACGTCATTAAATTCAATCGTCCGATTCCTGTCAAAGTGTGGCTCAAGGCGTCGATCGGCGAGAATCCCGATGAGGAGCTGCCGAACGCTGCACTTTTTGAGATCGGCGAAGCGCTCTTGCGAAAAGGTCAGCAGCAGGAAATCGGACAGGACGTGATCCTGCAGCGGTACTTCGCAGAAATTTTCAAGGCGACAAGAGGCGTGGGATACATCGAACTCTTGGCGGCGACGGGAGACAGTCCCGAGGCATACGCCAAGACGAATATCATCATCGACGACCGTCATGTTGCTATGTTTGATCTGTCTCGCATCGAGGTGAAGAAACTATGAGAAGTGAGCGCATGAAAGGGCATCTCATCGGGCAGTTTCATGAAAAACCTGTGCTTGCCGCCGTGCTGGAAACGCTAGGGGAAGAGCTGGAGGAAATCGCGCAGGCATTTCATGACCTCAAAGAAAAGCGCTGGATTGACACTGGTGAAGGCTTGCAGCTTGACGGGATCGGACAGATCCTCAACCGTTCGAGGCAGATTGAAGAAGCGGTGCAGCTCGAATTCTTCGGCTTCCGAGATCAAGCGAACGCCAAGGGATTTGAAGAAGGGCGTTTCCGCGATTCGTGGGAAGGCTGGCTGAAATCCTGCAATCTGAACGACGTTGAATATCGCGCTGTCCTTTGGATGAAGGTATTCAAAAACTGTTCGCGCGGCACGGCGGAAGATACGATTCGCAGCTTGAAGTTTATTTATGGTGCAGAAAAGGTCATCCTTGAGGAGCTGGGCAATGCGAAAATCGCTTTTGCCATAGGGCGGCGCCTCGACAGCAATGCCATATCCGTAGCTTCCGCCGTTGATTTGCTTGTGCGTGCGGGCGGCGTCGGTGTGGTGCGTATGGAACACTTTGACTATGCGCGATACTTTGGCTTTGACGATCAAGTTGGTGCAAAGGGATTCGAGGCAGGAGCCTTTGCGGATATGTTTGGAAAGATAGGAGCGTGAAGAAATGGCAACACCGGACTACTCCAAGATATGGGGTGCGAACTCGCCGCTTGCAAAATATGAGTTTACGGAAGCCGACTATCTGCGCGGCTGGGAATTTATCGGCAGCATGCCGCCCGCACGCACGATGTTTGACGCGTGGATGCGCAAGGCAGACGAGAAGATGCGCTGGCTCTACGACAACGCATTTTCGGAAAACTCTTTGGGAGGCTTTTTGTTTTGGCGTCTGCCGGACACGGCGTATTTTGTCGGCGAAAAGCGGGCGCTGCAGGATGGTCCCTTGGACGTTTATCTCGAATGCACTATCGCGGGGCGTACGTCAAAAGAGCAAATGAAGAAGCTGCCGCAAGGTGCAGAGATCGGCAAGACTTTTGTCGACGGTACAGTCACTTGGCTGGTGCGACAGTTCGCCACGAACGCTGCACTCGCCGACCACCGCACAAAAACGCCGCTCGACCATCCCGACGGCAGTGTGCTGAAAAAGCATCTCGGCTTTGAGGTGTATGACAAAGGCGAAGTCTATAACAAAAACGAAATCAATCAGTCTTATCGCGAAATAGGCAATAGAACTGTAGAAGGCAATGTAGACTGGAACACCTTGACCGAGCCTACGACGTATAAGATCCAAAACTGTGTAATGGATGCTACTCATCATGCCCCGCTGGGTGAATATAACTTTGGGCTGTTGGTCGTGAATCGCTTGGAAAATGGAGCGTCTGCCGATTGGCGTACCGTGCAAATCTATTTCCCTCATAGCACTCGCGGTTATTGGTCTCGCATGCATAATGGCTCTGCTGATTATCGCGCCGAAGACTGGTCAGAGTGGAGATATATCCCGACGCATAACGAGGTTGAAACCATCGCGGAACAAAAAGCGAGTAAGAAGGTCAGCAAGTCGGGCGATACGATGACGGGAGCGTTGAAATTTGAAGATACTTCTGAATCAATAACCTCATGCCTTCCGTCTCATTATTTTCATAATCTGTTTCAGGATGGTAATACTGTTTTTATGCACGCTTTTCCATCACATCCATCACCAGCCAAGACAACACAGTTTGAATTTCGCACAGCAAATGGGGAGCAAGGACACTGGGTGTCACACACATTAAGCAGTAGTGGGTTCGCTACACCTGGGATTATGTTCGGCGACGCAGGCTACATAGGAGACCGTAGGCGCGATACAGGAAACGCCGTGGATGGCAATGGAGGCGCAAATGTCAATATTGGCTCGTGGTGGGGCCTCGGATTTTACGACATGTGTAACAAGAAATATACAGGCTCTATGGATTTGCGTAGTGGTAATTGGTATACCCTAGGGACAATTCGAGCGCAAGGCGGCTTTGACGGATACCTGCATGGTACGGCAGACAACGCCAACACCGTCGGCGAGAAATCGTTGCAGTGGATTCTTGAACAGGTCAAAGCTGCAAATACCGGCATTGTCGCGAGCAATCTTGAGCCGAATGGATGGATCAAATTTGCGAATGGGCTGATTGTGCAATGGGGAATTTGGCCTGCGAGCGTGCAGGAAAAATCGCAATGGTTTACATTCCCTCTCGCGTTTCCGTCTAGATGCTTTAAGGCGATTGTAGGTACATCCCTTTTGCAGGAGCATAACAACGCAGATTTAGGTTACCAGGTGATCGCACTTGAGCGCACGCGGGCTAAGATAATGACGCAGCATTTTAGTACTCATATCTTAGATGTACTTGGGCAAATAAAAGCTGCACCGGAATTTATTGCGATCGGCATCTAACGGAAAGGGGTGGATAAAATGGAAAACGAATACCTTGCCAAATTTGACGCCGATGGTCGGCGCGAAACGACCGTCGTCAGAGGCATACACTACACCACAGAGGAGGAGCGGCAGAAATACATTAACGACGGTTACATCCCTATCTCCGATGAGGGCTACCAGCAATACATCGGCAATCGCGGCGTAGGCGACAACGGCACGGGCTATATCCGCGACTCAAAGACGGGCAAGCCCGTCTCCGCGCCGCCCGCACCTGCCGTGGAGGAAGAGCCGTAAGAGCCGCCCGTCGACCTTGAACGCCTCGCCGTCTACGAGGCTATGGCGGCACAGGAGGAACGCCTTGCAGCGCAGGCAGAGCGCATCGCGGCACTCGAAGCCGCGCTCAAAGCGAAGGGAGGTGAAGGAAAATGAAGAAGTGGGCTTATATGATTCCCATCTACGCGTATCTCGTGCGTGCAGGGAAATGGGCGATCAGCGAAGAGGACAAGCAGGAGGGGCAGAAGGTCGTGCCCGAGATTTACAGGGACGACGTAGCTGCATACCTCGCCGAGCACGCTGCGCAAGGCGCGTGAGAAACAAGAAGAGCCGCTGTAGCGATACGGCGGCTCTTGTGTTTGTGGGAATATCATGGGAAAGGAGACAAAGGAGCGTGGAGATTATGACGCAGGTGTTTCAGAAACTG